TTATAATGATACTTTAACCCATTCTTTACCTCGGTCATCATTATATCTATCTGTTTGCTGCTGAGATTTGTGTCCCAGCAGTTTTCTTGTATCAATACCTTGTTCTTTATAGAGCCGTTCAGACAACGATCTTTGTTCATGGAATGTTGCTGGAGTACCGTCACCCCAGTTGATAGCCACTTTATCACGAGCCTTACTGAAGTTGGTGGTTAGTGTGTTCGCTGTCACCTGACCGCCGCGCTTACTATGTGTAGTATCTCTAAAAAAATGTATTAGCCAGGGACTCACTACATAGTCCCGGCAACGAGCTATGACCTCCCTTAGCGAAATGTCGATAGCCTGGCACCTTAGAGAAAGAGGAATGGCCAGCTTTACTCCGGTCTTTTGCTGAACGACATGAAGATGATCATTCCAGATATCGTCGAAACGCATTTTTGCTATATCTCCTAAACGCTGACCGGTCACAACAGCGAGCAGCATAGCGTTGCCCAGATACTTATGGTTCGCATCAGCAATCTCAAATATGCGCTGCCATTCTTCCAGGTTCAGACGCTGGCGTGTGATTCGGCGCCGAGGCTGCTTGGTAGCCAGCGCTGGGTTGTACCCAGGAGGAACTTCACCTGCATGTTGTGCTTCCTTAAAAACATCAATTAGTACAGAACGTACAACCTGTCCCATTCTGTTTTGCCCTGCGGCTTTGTACTCATCAAGAATCGAAGCTATGTCACGGGCATTCACATCAGGTAGTTCTTTCATAGCAAAACGACTCAAAAGAAGCTGCACCGGTTTGTTCTTCTGTTTGTACGTGTTAGGCCGGATTTCTCCGGCTTCAAGTCGCTCTTTTTGGATAGACCAGTAGCGGTCTATCCACGTAGAAACAGTTATAGCCTTTCCCTTACTTGCTGCGATTCTGTCACTCAGAGCTGTAATTTGTCGCGTTCGCTGTTCAGCCAAACGGCTATTGGCCTCAATAGCTATAGCTTTTGCCTCTTTTTCGTTATCGCCTAACCCATGAAATTTCCCTGTAACTGGATGCTTATAACGCCAGTAAATTTTGTTTACCTTCCGGTTATAGAGAGGGTAAAGATTCGGAATGCTAACATTATTCTTCCGTGGTCTTGCAGCCATCATTTAATATCCTTTTTAAGAGAGGGTTATCATTAACTTTCACTTCAGGGCGTTCCAGGTTGCAGACGAGTTCTGCATCCTCGCGTACCCGCCAATATCTTCCCTCCTTGCGGGCCGGTGGGTTAAAAAGGTTATTTTTAGCGTATTGCCTTAATGTTCCCAGAGCTGGAGGATGGCTGCTATATTTTCTTTGCGCCCACTCTTGTAAGGTCAAATTTCTTAGCATGACGTTTTACCCGCTTCGTGTTTACCAGCGCGAATTTTCTGAGCAAAATTTCGAATGCGCTCAGCATCTTTATAAAGTTTGTCCGCCAGATCTATATGGTTTTTCTGTTCTGCTACGCCAGCTGCTGCCTCTTTAACTTCAGCTAATTTTTCAACCCCTATTGCCATATAGTCACATCGGCTAAGCTCGATTTCATTTATCTGGGATTGCAGCTTTTCGACATGATTTTGTAATGCTGCAAGCTTATCGGACCATGTCATTTGGGATTTTCCGTTCATAACTCACACTCCGTATTCCGCACGCATATCCTCTGCCGAGACAGAAAATCGTTCGAATTCTGCTGGCTCAAGGAAGCGCTGAGATTTATTGATCAGCTCGAGCAGGGCTTTAAACTGCGCTGCGGCGTCTGGTAATTCTGGTGACAGCTCATCGAATTTAGCGCTGATGGTCGTAATAGCTTTTAAGGCGTGATGGCGCTTAACAGCTTTATTTTTTAATTCAGTAAACAACGCGATCCCCAGCTCAGCTTTTTTATTGGCAATCAAATCGCCCAGCTCGCGAGCACGTTTCGGCGTATCAGCTTTCTGAATATCGTCGCGCAGCTGCTGGGCGATATCCGGTTCTGTTGGCGGTGCGGCAGGCTCAGGCTTCGCGGCCGCCGGTGCTTCGCTGGTGGTTTTCGTGGGAACCAGCTCAGTTGCGGGCGCCGTGCTGGCCAGCTCGCTGAGGACTACGCGATCGGTTGCCGGCGGCGTGACATCTTTTTCAATACGCGGGCCTAACTCATCATCTGAATAAACACCTAAAATCACGTCCGGGCAGTACAGGCGCGCCCAGCGTTTAACGCTCAGGTACGCCAGCTGGTGGACGGGTTTGTAAAACACCTCGTCATTCTGTCCGGACAGCAGCACGGTGAAACGCTCAGCGCGGCAGCGGATGATTATCTGCACACAATTGGCCAGCGTTGCGCTAAAAACGTTGCACTGTTGAAATCGTTCGAACCATATCGTGCCTGGGTGATAGTTGAGGCCGGGTATTACGATACGGTGATTTTGCCGGACGGCCTGCGGCGCCGCGTTCCGAAATCCATCAGTTTCTCTAAAATGGATGAGGACACATTCCGGGAACTCTATAAATCCGTTTTCAATGTCCTGTGGAATTTTATTTTATTCCGCTGTTTCCGCACGCCTGAAGAGGCGGAAAACGTGGCCGCGCAGCTGCTGGAGTTCGCATGATGCGTAATTCCGATCTTAAAAAAAGCCGCGCGCGGCCGCGAATGCCAGATTCGAATTCCGGGCGTATGCAATTTCAACCCTGAAACGACCGTGCTGGCACATTACCGCCTGGCGGGGACCTGCGGCACCGGCTGCAAGCCGGATGATGAGCAGGGCGCCCACGGCTGCAGTGCATGCCACGACGCTATAGACGGCAGAACTAAAACCCCATACAGCCGCGACGAACTGCGGTTATTTCACGCCGAGGGCGTGCTGCGTACCCAGAAAATTTTGAGAGACGGGGGCATTATCTGATGAAACTCGAAAGCGCCGTAAAATATTTCAGCCCTAAAAGTCTGAGTATCAGCGACACGTCACCCGCAACTGCTTCTGACAATCTAACAGGCACGGATTTAATGGGGGCTATCGGCATGTGCCAGGCGAAATCTCCATTCGGCATGGCGGCATTTCTGGCAAAAACTGGCGTCAGCGATAATGACAGAGAACGGGCGATCTCGGCGTTGATCGGCTATGCCCATCGGACAGCGCCAAAACTGGTTATCAAATCCGCCGGCAGCAATCTGGGAAAATGTCTGGTTGTGCTGTCAAAACTGGCGTTCGATGAATACTGCCGTTCTGCGGCCACTACCAGCGTCTGCCAGCACTGCAACGGTGCCGGATTTAACCGGATTGAGCGCGAGGTGGTGGTTTACGCAGGATACGTCAACAGTTTTACCGGCGAAGAAGTGATACCGCGGCGCACCGAAACGGAGTTGGTGAAAGAGCTCTGTTCACACTGTAGAGGAAAGGGGCAAGTGATCGCCCGCTGCCGCTGTAACGGAACTGGCCGGATACGTGATTTAGCCGCCTCAAAATTACAGGGGGTTCGGTAGATAAAAATTGCGATCGCTGCTCCGGTCGTGGATTCAGGCGTATGCCGGCGACACGGGCATACAGGGCGGTAAAATTGCTGGTACCGGAACTGCACGAACGCACCTGGAACCGCAACTGGAAACCGTTTTTCGAAAAACTGGTGATTCAGTGCATGAAAGAGGAAAACCATGCTGATGAGCAGTTCCGTAAAGTGACATGCTGAAAGTGATGGGCCTTGAATGGCCCATCATTAAAATGGTTTAGCTGTTAAATAAACGGGCACTGAATAAATAAATCCGTTTTTCTCAATTCCGGGCGAACTGTAAAATGAGTAGATTTCCCCTGTTACAGATATATAGATTGCGTTATTTTTAACCTTCTTTAGAGCATTGCGGTCGGATGTAATCAAAAACGGATGAGATTTCCCATCCAGACTTTTATTAAACGCATCATCACTCTTACTGGCGTCAAAAAGATAAAAGCGATATGAAAAAGCTGTGGTGGCACCCGCATTAACTTCAGTGATATAAAGGTTTACTAAGTTAGTGACTTTTACTTTGTTAATAACTATCTGTCCGACCGGCGTAAACTGAGAGATCCGGTAAGCCATGAAACTGACGATTAAAATAAGGATTGCCAGCACATAACGCTTTTTAAAAACCGGCACGTTTTGCATAGTCTATGCCTGCCCTTATCCAGTATTGATCGTTGGGGTCGTCACCGAACGGACTGTGACCATACCAAACATCGAAATTCTCTTTGCTGGTGCCTGCCCGACTCTGCGCCCACCCTGCAGCCCTGAGTAACACTGCTTCTTTAATTCCTGCGGCGTGACCTACAGCGCCATAATGAAAATTCCCAAAATTCTCGAACTGCGAGCCGCGATGAAATTTATAATCCCAGGGACCATACTTTCGTACCTGATTATAGAACCATGCGTAGGTAAGAGTAGAAGGCCCTTTATGAAAACGGGCAATCATCATGTTATTCATCAGGGAAACCCCTGGCGGTGTAAACGAGGCGATATCATAGGGTGGATGCGGAGAAGCCGCTAAAGTAGGGTATCTCATGCCTGGGCTCTCTCATTCCAGCTATCGGAAAACAAGATATTGCCGTCGCAATATTTCCAGGTGATCTTTTCGTACGCCAGTTCAACGCATTCCAGATGATTGTGCTTTTCTTTTTCTGGATCTTTGGTGTCGTGCATCATCGGTGAAACGCCAACGATTTTGACACCCTCGAGCAGGATATTAAAATATTCCTCCTCCTGGCCTGCGTTGTTGATGTTATACCACTTGAATTCCGCTGAAGTCAGCGTCTGGCCCGTTGCCACTGCTTTATAAAGGTAGGGGGAGGATGAATCAAACTCTTTCTGAATTATTGCCGGGCCATGTTTTCTAGTGCCTGTTGGCTTGCCGGTCATGGGATCTGTAGGGATCCTTAGATTATGAGAGAAACCAGTAACTTCAATACTGCCCTCCCTTTTCTCAACGTCTACAGAGCCTTTGATATGAGCATCGCCATCATCTTTAAGCCACAGGTACGCTGGAATAGCCATGTTATTTCCTTATTGTGTTTGCTGGTTAAAAATTTTTTTACGTTAATAAATAACAAGAGCACGTGACGTTTTACCAGCATCGGTAATACAAAGTTAAGTCAAACTTAACATGCATCAATTAAGGGTTGATTTTGTCCGAAAGTGGCGTATTTTTTGCCCAAGGTGGGATTTTTATGCATGTGCCACTTAAAGATTATGAACCTCGCCCTGGCGGGGTTTTTTATTTCTATACGACTACAGCTCAACATTTATGTTGGGCTTTTTTATTCACATTTTTATAGGAATTTGTGATGGCTGAGCCATTGAGCACCAGCGCTACTGTGGGAACGGTAGCTGGCTGGGGCATTGTCACGTCTGCACTGGTAGGTTTCATAACCTCGGTGGACTATTCGATCGCGTTTGGAGCGTTTGCCGGGTCGATGTGTTTTATCGTCACCGCCAGCGATCTGACCTGCCGGCAAATAGCGGGCTATTTCCTGTCTGGATATGCGTCGGGGATTTTCGGCGCAGGTTTTGTCGCTGACAAATTAGAAAATTATCTGGATTACCGGGAAAAACCACCGATGCACTGGCCGCTGTAATCATATCGGCAGGAGCTGTACAGGGTTATTTCTGGCTGAAAAATGGCGGCGTTTCAAAACTGCCATTCGTTAAAAAATGGTTGGGAGGGCCACAGTAATGATGACAGATTTTCTGTGTTTCGTTGATGCGGCAATCTGTATTGCCATTGCAGGCCGGATCATATTTTTCAGTAAACGCGGGCGACAATACAAACGCCATGTCTCCTGGGTTGCCGCTGCAATAGCGATTTTCTACGGCAATTTTCCGTTGCTCTATCTGTACGATCACTACGTTCTGGCAGGCTGGCCAGTGCTGATAACGAACGCGATTCTGTGTGCTGCCGTATATCGCGCATGGGGCAATATTGCGCATTTTTTGAATGTGAGAACTGAAAATGTCAGAGAGTAAAATCATCGAAATTTTGCATCAGGAGGAGGGGTACAAAGAGCAGCCATATCGCTGTACTGAGGGGTATCCCACTGTTAGCAGAAACCCGACCACCTCTTTTAAACAAAATGACGCGTACAGGGATCCAGAAAGTGTGCGGATTGCATGAGAAAGAGACTGACTGGGGATTCCTTTATCTAAATCCAAATTATTCAACAAGGCACGTTTGCAGCAATGCCTGCTTTTCGCTCAAAGCTGCCCCTCAACTCATGCCTGCTTAAAAACAGGCTTAACGTAAGATAATGTCCGTTTTCCAAGCGGACCCCTTTAAGATCCAGACACATCAGTGAATGATGAGTTTTCTAACGGTACAACCTCCGCTCAGGGAACTGTTTATCATGCCGGAAGACTGTTTCTGAATGGAGCAGGATTTTGGGTTAGAGTCAAAAAAGGGAACTACAACCAATATTCTGATATTAATGAAGAGGACACTACATCAGGTTGGGTTTACAATGATAGTCCGGCAGACAACAGTTGTGAAGGGACATAATATGGTTTTTCAAAACGAGTATGGCCAGAGTATTGGTAAACCGGCTGAAGGATGGGTGAAATGCTCCCCTCCCGAGAAAGTCACTTTAAAAGGAAGTTATTGTATCGTTTGTCCGTTATCAGTAGATCACGCCGAGGATCTTTATAATGACTGGTTGAGTATTGATGACGATCGAGACTGGACTTATCTTTCGGACTCAAAGCCCGGCACGAAAGAGCTCTGCTATCAGTATCTTCGTCATCTTATCTCCGATCAGGGAAAGTTATATTTTTCCGTAAAAGACGCTCAAGAGGGCAGTGTAAAGGGGATGTTTTGTATTAATGGTGTTGAAAAGAGTAACGGTGTTTTTGCTCTGTCCGAAATAAACTGGAGTCCGGTGATGAAAAGAACCAGGCTGAGTACAGAGTCCCTGTTTCTTATTATCAGTTACTTCTTTGACACACTGCAGTACAGACGATGCGAGTGGCGTACAAACTGTTATAACACACCCGCTATCAGTGCCGCGGAGCGGATTGGGTTCAGGAAAGAAGGCATCCTGCGGGACCGAAAAATCACAAAAGGTTATTCTGAAGATATTGCCGTCTTTGCAATCACGGCTAATGACTGGCCTGAAGTGTCAGCAGTGCTTAAAGCCTGGCTGAGAAAAGATAACTTTGACGAGCGGGGCAGGCAGATACAAAAAGTGGCTGACTTCCGTTCATAATCCGTTCACATGCCATACGGCGCTGTTGCCAATACGGATACAGGGTAGCCCCTTTCGTTACGACTGAGCCTTACATTTCAAAAACTCTGCTCACCAGAGGTATCTCGCCCAGGGGATGGCCAAAGTAAAATGACTTTGCCTGCCCCTTACGAAGCATTGATTATCCGCTTCCTTTGAATCGGCAGCATGTTCTTTAGTACTGACAATACCTCGTCTGAATCTCCGTTCCCCAAAACTAAAGCTAACTAACTGTAAATAATAATAAAAAAAAGGTGTTTTTTGCGTTAATTATTATGCTGGGTTTCTGAGATATGTTTGACAATCATATAGTTAACATGTTTACGCAAAGATAATCCTGCGTCACATGGAATGGGTCGAAGCCGCAGACCTGATTGTTAAAGGTATGGAAGGCGCTATCGCTGCCAAGACCGTAACCTATGACTTCGAACGTCTGATGGATGGCGCTACGCTGCTGAAATCTTCAGAGTTTGGCGATGCTATAAGCAAGCACATGTAATTTGTTGCCTGTGTTATTTTCCACGGCAGCGTCGGTTGTCGTGGAAAACTTCCCTTCTGAATATCTCTTCTGCAACCCCCACGCAAAACTGTGCAAAATACAACCTTGTTGATAGTGCTGTCACTGTCCACTCTTTTTCCTGGTCATTGATGAAACGAAGCTGAAGACAAAAAAGTTATGCGTACGCAAAAAATACCTTAATTTAATAAGAGTGGTCACTCAGACACAACGCTTCACTTCAAAAAGGTCTTCAGAAGAACTACCAGGGCGCCAAAGACACAACCGCCCAGCCAGAATCCCATCCAGTTCCGTTTGCACATACCGGCCTCGCAATTGCGAGGCTTTTTTATATCCAGAAGAAGGGAATAATTATGCTTACCGTTAAAAGTATTATTGGTGGTGTGATACATATCTGTGAGGTAGACAATATCACTATTGCATTACAAGGATCTGAAACTTTTGAGTTTGTCCTGGTTCTTACAAAAAACCTTACTAATCCTGACTTTGCTGAAGTAATGCCTGCTATTTATAAAGATGACGACAAGAGCAGGGTCTTACAAAAAGAAACGATTTTAGTCAGTGAAAGGGAAGGGGTACTGGTTAAAGATGCTTTAGCTGTTCTCATTAATATTGTGGACAGCGTGAAAATGCCTGGCGTTAAAGAGGCTGACGGGACGCTGTATCAATACATTTACCCAGGCGACAAGGTTTATGTGATGAATTCCCACGGTTCGACTATTGAAACAGTCAAGTGAGCATCACAAGGCGCATTTATGAGTGCGCCTCATAATGAATCACCAGAACAGCGATAAGGGCAGTCAGGCCGTAAAGAGCCCTTAAACTACGAGTATGTTAAAGTGACAATACCTAAGTATAGACGGAAGTCATGCCAGGGAAGAGGCCGCACAAACCTGTTATCAGTTATTCCGGCAATATTACTCAACCTAAAAGGGCATGAGAGATGCGCGATCCATTTCTTATTGGCCTGAGGCAAAAAATCAGTAACAGCGATATCACTGGATAAGAGAAAAGGGAGCTGAACGCTCCCTTTTCTCAGCTCAGTTCAACTCAATTGACTCAACTCTCAAGAAAACTGAGTAAATCCTGATTAATCTGCTCTTTATGGGTACTGCACAGCCCGTGGGGTGCGCCGGGATAAACTTTTACCGTTGGATTCGGCAGCAGCTTAACAGCAGCCTCACTTGATGAAGCGGGCGGCACGATCTGATCGTCATCGCCATAAATAACCAGCGTTGGAATGGTCATCTTTTTCAGGTCTTCTCGCTGATCCGTTTCCGAGAAGGCTTTCACGCAGTCATACAGCGCTTTGATCGATCCCTGCATCCCTTGTAGCCAGAAGCTATCCCTTAATCCCTGAGAAGTCTGAGCGCCTTCCCGGTTAAAACCATAAAACGCCGTAGGCAGGTCTTTGAAAAACGAAGAACGATCTTTTAATACGCTTTCGCGAATGCCATCAAACACCGTTTTAGGCAATCCATCCGGGTTGAAATCCGTTTTAATCATGATTGGTGGCACAGCGCCAATAAGAGAGGCTTTGGCTACCCGATCAGTACCATGACGAGCTATATATCGCGCGACCTCACCGCCTCCCGTAGAGTGCCCAACGTGAACGGCATCCCGCAAATCGAGCGCAGCAGTCAGCTCCGCCAAATCGTCAGCATACTGGTCCATATTATGTCCGTCCCAGGGCTGGGAAGAGCGCCCATGTCCACGACGATCGTGAGCAATCACTCTGTAACCGTGGGAAGCCAGGAAAAACATTTGATCTTCAAAAGCATCGCCAGACAAAGGCCAGCCGTGGCTGAATACTACCGGCTGACCCGTACCCCAGTCTTTATAATAAAGAGATGTCCCATCTTTGAGTTTCAGATAGCTACCTGATAACATTATTACGTTCCTCTCACAATTAACTGATTGATTGGGAATGACATTAGATGTGGCTGATCGGGCCGTTAAAGGCTAGTTCATTGCCGGAAGGTTGTCGCCCGACGCACTCTCTTTAATATTTTCTTCAGGCAGCAAGGTCTACCATACAGCACCAAAAATAGATCAATAAAATACTCACGCGTACGCATTAATCGATCTAAGGTAGTAACATCAACAGCAGCAACGAATACAGATGAATATGCAAAACCCTGGCTCCGGCCGGGGTTTTTTATTGTTCAAGTTTCTTGAGAAGACGCTGTAGCAAAGGGGGCATTATGTTTGGGCATTTACTCGCCGTAAGCGCAGGCGCGGCATCTTCAGCAGAGGCAGTGATGTCTGGTCATATGGCTGGCATCAATTACAGCGTGCTGTTCGGCGCATTTGCCGGTGCTGTTTACTATGTCGCCAGCGCCGCAGATTTAAGATTAATAGTACGGTTAGCCTATTTTCTGGTTTCGTGGATAGTGGGCGTTTTTGGTTCCGGGCTGGCTGGCGCAAAACTTGAACAGTTATCAGGTTACACAGACAGGCCACTGGACGGGTTGGGGGCTGTCCTGCTCTCCGCCCTGGCGATAAAAACCTTAACATTTTTCAACGAGCAGGACCCGGTCGCCTGGCTGGCTCGCCTGAAGGGAGGTTTCCATGGTCACAAATGATCCCATGGTGATAGCGAACGTTATCACCTGTACTGCCATCGCTCTGCGGCTGATGTTATTCCGTAAGGCGGGGGCGCATCACCAGTGTTGGGCCTCGTGGCTGGCTTACCTGTTTGTGCTGGCTTACGGCTCTATCCCATTTCGCTATTTTTTCGACCACTACGATCACACCACCTGGTCTGCCCTGATGATAAACATGATTTTTTGTGCAGCCATTTATCGGGCTAAAGGCAATGTTGCTCAGGTACTCGCCGTACTACGGCCAGAAAAGTAGAGGGACAACTTTACTTTTTGACTCCTGATGGCATAGTCAGTGCTTTATTTACCCTGTGATTGCTGCCGGTCAGGGCCTGTGTCAGCTGCCGATCGAATTTTTTACAGGCTTCACGATAGCGTAAAGCTCTTCGTTGACGTGAATTCATAATCGGCTTCCTCTGACGTTTGATATTAATAAACGTTAGGTAAATTTTTAATATGCGTCAAACGCAAATTTTGCTGACAGGAACAACCCGCGTAAAGCGGGTTGATCTATCAACCGTGGCGCCTGAACTGCTGTGACTGACTTAACATCACGCGTCCCGCTACGTGCAGCATCGGCATTTCATCAGCCGAAATTGTCCACTCCCGGTAGCGCGGGTTATCAGAGATAACAAACAGCTCTGTTTTCACTTTCTGCAGCCGTTTTACAAACGTATCTCCATTGAAGTCAAAAACATAGATGCCATCTCCGTCGAAGTAGGGCACGCTGACGTCGACAAAAATCAGATCGCCCGGCTCAATGGTGCCTTCCATGCTGTCCCCACGCACGTTTATCAACTTAACAATGGCCTCAGGTTTATTGCCAAAGATAACGCCCGCCTCTTTACGGACATATTCAATCGATCGGATAACCTGAACCACTTCTCTAGCTGGCGACCCTTCGCCAGCGCTGGCAGATACATCAAGCACATCAACACGATACACATCATCTCTCCCCATTTCAGTTAACGACTGAACACTGTATGTATCTCCAGTATTCGTAAGCTCCCCTGATGAGAATAGCGCAGAAATGGGCACCTTGAGTGCATCCGCAATTTTTTGGAGTAATGTGTCGCTATACCCCTGCCTTCCCCGCTCAAGCCGGGACAAGTTCCCCACGTCACTTTCTACCTGAACAGCAAGCTCGTTCAGAGTCATTTTTTTTGCTTTACGAAGCTGTCGAATTTTCTCGCCGGGTTTCATCGGACTCACACCTTTTTTCTGCGTGATACACAAATTATCTTGCGCATATTTCGGGCTGCGCTAATATGCGTAATACGCATTAAATAATGCCGCTGAGCAACAACGGGTCTCAGTTCGCTCTTTTCAAAATCTGGCTGCACCGATACAGGTGCCTGTAAATAGTCACTTTTACAGTATTCTCTCCGGCTTTCCAAACCCCGGATCCGCGCGCCGTATCAGCGCCTTGCGGCTGACTGATGACCTTTTGCGTATAAAGAGGAGAAGTCATTATGAGCCAGATAGTTTCCATCCTGAAGTATGAAGAAGGGTATCGCGATGTGCCCTTTATTGACACCCTGGGTTATCCCACCGTGGCAGGCGGGATAAAGATTGGGCCGAAAGGGGCATCACTTGCCAGTTATATCTTTAAAGTTCCGCCAAAGGTCGGGGATCTTTGGATGCAAACGCTGATTGAAGGAAAAATTTTCGACCTGAACAAGCGGGTGCCTGTTGCCGCTGCGCTGCGTCAGTGCAATGCCCCGCGCGCAGATATACTTTACAGCATGGCTTATCAACTGGGCGTGGAGGGGCTTGCTGGTTTTAAAGAGACGCTGAACTCAATAGCGAAGGGCGATTTTTCCTCCGCAGCCGACAGCATGCTGAACAGCCTGTGGGCGCGGCAAACCCCTGCCAGAGCCAGACGGCACGCCGCAGTAATGCGTAGCGGGACCTATGACAGCTACCGGGGGTTGATATGAAATTTACCCTCTATCTCTCACTGATCCTTATCGCGCTGCTGCTGCTGTTGCTGATCAGGCGTTACAGCTCGGTTGAGTTTGTTCATCACGCAAAATTACTGTTTAAAACCTGGTCGGTGTGGCTGGCTTCCATCGGTTCGGTAACCGGCGCCTGGGTGCAGTCCTTTCCTGATTCCGCCATGCGGGCCTGGCAATTGCTGCCGCCAGATCTCAAAAGCGTCATTCCTCCTGACTACCTCGGTATTATCAGCGCATTTCTGGTAGCCATGGCGGTAATTGCCCAGTTTGTGCGCCAGCGTCCTCTGGCTGCTGAAAGAGATAAACTCGACAGCGCAGAGGGTCAGTGAGCCACCTTTGTGCTGAGAAACAGACCGTCACGCCTCATGTTGTTTCAGCTTCTGTTCTGCATTTCCCTTTAGTTCCCCCCGCCCGTAACGGGCATTTTGTCACATCACTATCCCTTCGGAGGTCTTTATGATCGAAGTAAACCGCTTTGCTGATTTAAGAACCACTGCGCCCGCTAAAGCGGGTGATATCGCCGCCCTGAAACGCTATTACGACAAAGATTCCAGCTTTCATGGTGGCGGCGATTTTGTCGGTTTTCTGGGCACCACGTCGCTCAGCGATGATGGTGGCTCTTTAGCGAAAGGGAGCGGCTTCTACTGGAAGCGCATCATTAATGATACTGAACAGGTGAACCTCTACCATTTCGGCGCTAAAGGTGATGGCACCACTGATGATACGGATGCGTTTAAAAGGATGTTCAGCTGGTCGCAATCTTATGACGTCAATGCGAAAAATATTGGCGTTCGCTTTCCGGCCGGGAAATTCTTTCTCTCGCCAGTGGATTTATCGGCCAGCGAAATCTCCTGTTTTGCACTTTATGGAGACGACGCGCCGTATGGCGTGACGCCGCGCACGGTAATCGTTTCCGATAAATCGCTTAACACAGTATTTAAAGTCAATGCCCGTCGCACCATTATTCGCGGTATTACCTGGAACGGGCAGGCCAGCGCAGATACCGTTGCCAATACCGGCGCCATCACCCCGGATATGCTGTCAAACGTGCAGCCGTTTTTTGAGAACACCACAATAGAGGGGGAGTTTGTTAATATTCGCTGCTTCCGCGTGCAGTACAACGGCGGTACGGCGATCAAACTTTTAGATACGCTTGATACCCGCTTTGATCAAATCTACACGCAAAATACCTACGCCCGCGTATTTGATATCGGCTGGTCTAACTCGCCGAATGGCGTCTGGGACCACTCAACCGCTGTTGAACTTTCCAACGCCAATTTCCAGTATGGCTATGGTGATGCCACGCTGGTGATGCCGCGAATGACCCAGGGATTGATCCGCAACGTCTGGATTGAACATACCCGCTTTCCCGGAGATCTGAGTAACGGGCAGTGGATCATCGATGCGCTGAGCGTGGAGGATTGCGATAATCCGCTGTTGCTGAATAACAGTCGCGTACAGATGCGCCAGCTCAACCTCCAGGCTGGCTCAAAGGTCAATCTGGATAATACCTCTGAGCGCTGGTTATCGGGTTATGAAGGTGGCTGGCGCCGGGATGAGAATTTCGGCACCACCATGACCGGTTCGATGAAAGCGGGGTGGTACACCGGATATAAACTGACTAATACCTCTGATAAGGATACCTGGTATCGTATTGGCAAATTTGTCTTTCCAAAGGTTAACCAGCAATGGACGCTGGAGCTGATCAGCAAACTTTCAACGGCAAATCCCTCCGGTACGGCTACTAATCCCTTACAAACCGTCTCATCCGGTGTGACCTGGCTCAATCTGCAGCGCTGCGTCAGCTCGGTATGGGCCGATATGTTTCACCGGGGGCTGACGGCCGTGCTTGACGTTAAGTATCAGAGAAGTTACCAAAATATCGTCGAGGTGTGGGTAAAACTCAAAGCGGGCAGCGGCGACACAATGTTTAATCTCCGCTCAACGGGGCCTACGCGCTTCGAATCGGGAGAGTGTTCCTTGTTTACGCCGGATCTGAGTGAGGTGGTTGATTTGACAACACTGGGAACGGCTACGCCAAGTGCGCGCCTCAGTATTCACAACGGGCTGGCGGGTATAGGAGCCAATGAAAATGGTGTGGTCACTATAGCCACAGCTGAAGCTGCAACGCCTGCTACCAGCGCGCCGGTGGGCTATATCACCCTTAACGTGAACGGCGTGGATCGCAAAATTCCTTACTATGGCTGAAAAATCGCAGATGACTTAAAACCGCCTCCCCGGGGCGGTTTTTTTTAGGGGGAAAATTTTTTACTTTTTTATCGCCGAAAGGGCTGGTAGTAGGGTGGAAACGATGAAATAGTGAAGCCGCATCTCCAGGACTAATCTGTTTTTTGCAGCTGATTTTTCCAATGTGGTCAGATAAAACCCCTTTTTGGGCAAAAAAGCATAAAAACAGGCCAAAAAGCGATCCCGCCAAAAATCAAGACTTGAGATGGCGGAGCGTTGGTCCGTAAAATAGGGCCAAAACACAAATCAGGAGAATTCTGTGTCAGAAGCTGCCACTTTCGAAGACGATCTCAACCGGCTTGAAGAAGCCAAAAATATTGCGCTCGGCTGGCGTATCGTGGGCCAGATGGAACCCCATACTCTGGACGATGCTATCCAGATGCTGCGTGACAGTTCTGCTCATGCGGCGAAGGTGTACGAGTTGCTCTATGCAGAAATTGCACACCGTTCCAAATAATCCGCCTTATTTCCGCCTGTCAGGCCAGCCGCGTGTTGCCGGATAAGCGATAATCTCTCCAGGCTTCCCAACATTTTTTGGGATCGATATCCTGGTAGCCACGTAGTGGATCCATGCTGCGCACGATTTCGTCCGGCACTGAAATGCAGATTGCACCGTCACGAAGCGTTTCAACTTCATGCTGCGTTAACGGGTAGCCTTTTTGCGTTTCTGCCTTTTCCAGCAGGGCAGCCAGGGAAGGGATAAAAAGTATTGCCATGCCTGACGTTCTCATAAGATTTGTACTGTACAGATCTTCGGCATCGAGGAGCAAAACTTTAGCCATTTTCAGACCATAAGGGATGAAAGCGAGGGAGATAAAGCAGGGGATCAGGAGCTGAAGCTGCGGCGAACCATCAGCACGATTAAGGTATGGATAAAAAAATGCCCGCAGAGCGAATCATGACGGGCCAACACCAGGGAAACTGAATAGATTAAGCCTGGCATGTTGTGACAGGAATGCAACGCGAAAACCGGCCACAGCCCCCATAACATTAAAATATTTCAACGAACAGCCCTGATGTGGTTCAAAATTCTTCAGAGATCAGCCACTGGTCCGCTTCATCGAACATTTCTTCAATAATTCTCAACATTACCGACTTATCACTTTTACTGGCATCGGTTTTTACGCCATTCGCCTGCATCGGTTTTACCTTCACTTCTGCTTCAGGAAAAACGCGCTGAATACGTTTTGTCAGCTCGGTCAAAATCAGCTCCTGAGCATTGGGCAATCCGGCGACGTTGCGCTTATCGTAAATCAGTTCAACAAACAT